TGCTGTCTACATACTCTATCCATTCAGACATAAAAGAGTCTAAAGACTCTCTAAAAGAGTCTTCATAGGCTTCACTGACTAAATCTCTTTCTTCATCAGCTAAGTCTACATCTACTTCTTCTCTTTTTTTGGTAAGAGCGTAATTTTTATTGTTTCTAGCTATAAGGTAATTGATTCCAGTTCTAGTATAATAAGAGTAAGCTTTACCAGAACCTCTAGAGAATTTATCTAATTTCTCTGTTAGAAAGGATACTAAATCGTGTTTTAGGTCTTCAAAAGAAGAATCTATGTAAGGACATTTGTAAGTGTTTATTAAATTTTCTGATAACTTATCAAATGCAGGATAAATCCTGGTTACATAGATTCTATTCTTTTCATAATCGTTTTGAGAACTGTTATACTTTTCTATTGCATCATCTACATCTAAAGTAAAGTACTGATTATTCTTCTTTTTCTTTTTCGGCATCAGATTCTTGCTTGAGGTATTTGTTAACAAATATGTAAGAATCCTCTACTGTTTTTTTAATATTTGTAAAAACAAAACCTACCTCGTCATCTGACTCGAAAGAGCCTCTCCTATCCACTTCTTTCAAAGCTTTATAATCTTCATATAATCTTCTATTAATTTCAGAAATAAAATCCAATAGATTTTCAGACTCAAGATAAGACTCATTTAATAAGTTTTTATACTTATAGAGTCTTACTTGAGACACATATATAACATAAACAAGAATAACCAATATTAAACTAAGTACGTAAAGGATCATTGTTCGAATATTTTCTTAAAAAACTCAACAGCAGACTCTTCTTCCTGTTTCTCTGTTTCTGGGTTGTTAGAGTCTTTCCACATAGAGTACTCGTGCTTAGAAGCCATTAAATCGGCAGTATGGACTATATAAGGGAGATTGCTTCTTAATCCAGCACTCTCAGTCCTACTTATAAAGTAAGGTTTATTTGTATCATCATATAAACCATCATGTATTTTTATAGCTAAAAACTCTTCAAAACACATGCTTATTCCACTTTTTTGCAGTAAGTACAAGGATAAATCTTGAACTAAAGCAAAAGGAATGTTCTCATTGTGCTTATACACTTTACCTAGATTTTTTCTATGCCACTCAGAATCATTAGGTAAGTACTTCTCCCTACCTTCTCCTGGAAAACCTAACTTGCCCAAATCATGGTGCATAGCAACAAAAACTAAGTTTTCTTTGGTAAAGCCTTTTACAGACATGCCATTTTCTACATAAAAGTTGTAAAGATTCATAGAAAACTCTACCACTCTTAAGACATGGTCTATGTAACCACCAGGAAAAGCATTATGATAATAATCAATAGAACTAGCTGGAGCAGTTAAAATTCTACTTCCAAAACCAGTGTGCATCTGATAGATTAGTTCAAACCTTTCAGGAATATACTCTTTTGCATATCCCATAAGTTTCCTAAACTTTTCCTTAACGTCTAAAACTTGTTGCTCATTCATAACTACTTATGTTTGTTTATAAATGACTTACTTTTATTTTTTCTATACCAATTCTTTATATCTTCATCTGTCATGCTCTCAAAGTCTTTAGGTGCTAATAACGCATAACTGTCCTTAATTGTTTCATCTGTTATGAAGTTATCATCATATAAAGGCTCTATTATTACTTCTTCTACATTATGCTTTCTTAAAACTTTGTGGCCATTATCTACTATCTCAAACTTAGGTACTGTCTTATTTACTAAACTTACTTTATAATTTTTTACTTCTTTTTTTTTTCGTCTGTTGTTTGGTTCTTCTCCGCAACTTTTTTAGTTGGTGCAGTTTTTATAGTATCTTTTTTAGTATTAATTACTCTTGGCTTTCTTTTTAACGTTTTGGGTTTAGTTTTTTGTATATCGTTAAATGTATTTATTATCTCCTCTTCTTTAGAATTTTTATCTGTCTTAAAAACTTCGTTTAATATACTATTATCTACACCGATAGCAAAATTTTTAACTTTATTTTTTGATGAATTAGACAGATAACTTATAGAAATAACTAAAGTAATAGCTAATGGATCGAATACAAAGATAATCATTAAAATAAAATAATTAATAACAGTATCCATTTCTAATCCAGTAATTTTAGAAAGGTAAATTAAAGGGCCTAATTCAGCAGCAGCTTCATTATTAGATTGCTTTTCTAAAATACCTATCTTCAAAGAGTCTATTTGAGTAGAAAGATCTTCTATTTTAGAAGACACAATATCTCGTCTTGCTACAGCATCTTCTAGTTGATTCTCTAAAGATTTTCGAGTAGCAGAAGAAGTAGTAGTTATCCTTTCCCCAGACTCTTTATCTATGTACGAGATCTGTGTACCAGAAGATAGACCTTGTCTTAATTGGTTTATATCGTTTACAATACTCTCTCTTTCAGATTGAGCATCAGATAATCTAGTGTTTAAATTATCTACTCTAGCGTTAATAATTCCTACTTCTTTCTCTACAATAGTATTAGCAGTTGCTGT